GTGTGTGCCTTCGCCTGTTGGCGCGACGTAGGCTGTCCTGCATCACTGATAACCTTTGCAGTATAGGAGTGTACATCAAAACCATTACTTACTTCCTCTATGGCTAGTTTATCTTGTGATAAGTATGCGGCGACACGAAACTCTAGCTGTGCAAAGTCAGCTTCAAGTATGCTGCCACCCTTCCATCGAGACACGAAACATTTCTTAACTGGAAATGTACCTCCGCGCGGCATGTTCTGCATGTTGGGATTACGTCCAGAAAATCTTCCTGTAGATGTGACTGTCTGTGTAAGCTGTACGTGCAGCATACCGTCAGCCTTAGTGAAAGTATCAATACCGTCTACGAATGAAGACAAATACGTTTCTACTGCACTAAGCCGTGTAACCTTACTAAGAAAGTTCTGTGCTACTTCATTCTTTGATCGAACAGCATTAGCAGCCAGTAATGTAAGGTCATTTTTATTGGTGCTAAATCCACTAGCACTAACCCACTTAGGATTAGGTGCATTAAATTTAAGACCTGCTATCTCATTAGTAGCTTCATATAGGCATCCTTCACCTTCACATACACCACACTTAGTAGGTCTAGCAAATGGTTCGCCATTCTTTTTAGTCTTACGTACCTTGCCTGTGCCGTAGCAGGTTTTGCATTGTTTGGCTTTTTGCTTGTACATAATTTGTGACATAGCAGATACTGTAGACCTAAAGTCAGCTTCGTCCATGCGGTCAGTAAAACTATCCGCCCATGTTTTTTTGTCTTTAGGTTTACGGGAATAAATTAACCATGAAAGTTGTTCAGGGCTATTTAGATTTAGAGGATAGTCACCCATCAAGTCACGCGCAATGTGGTCTAACTCTGTGACTAGATCATTACGTTCGCGTACAAATTCTTCTCGTACTTCGTTTAAGGCGTCACGGTCAACCTTGATACCTTTCTGGTTCATACGTGCTAGAGTTTTAGTAACTTGATTAGTTAGTTCAACAGTTGGCATCAAGCTACTATATTCATTAGATAATAATCTTCTGCGCTGTATCATCGAAAGCTCTTGTGTAGCCTTCAAGTCAGCAATCAAGTACTCAGTAAGTTCAGAGTGTGGCACATCTGCAACACTGTAACCTTTTTTCAGGTAGTTATGTAATGTGTCTTGTTTTTTTACAGATAGGTCATATCGCTCCGAACAAGCGTCTAGCGACAGAGGATTCTTCTGACCTTCTTGTAAAACATATTCGGCAACCATCGTGTCCCAGATTGCCCCGTCGTACTCGAAGCCTGTTTCCCACAACCATGCGAGGTCATGTGCAAGATTATGCCCGATAAGGACAGTGCATTCAGAAAGTATCCTGCGTAAATCCTCAACACTGTCAGCTTGTTTCTCAGAGTGATTAAATGTGAATACACGATGTTCTCCACTATCAAATAAAACACCCACCATGACTAGTGCATTAGTGGGTTCATAAGGGTCTAGGTGTAATTTGCCGCCTCGCTCTGTAACTGTATTCTCTACGTCAAGAACTACCTTCATTAATCCCTCCTAATGCACTTCGTCATCCACTCTGTAATGAACTACTCTTTCCCAGAAGTCAAGTAGGTTTTGATGCGCTTCCCATATTGCCATCATCTCTTCGGCAGAAAAGTCTTCATCGTACATCTGCTGTGACATGATTAGCTTCGCTAATTTAGCCAGCATTTCAACTTCTGGGGACATGAGTATTAGTAATAAACCGGACTAGCTAATATGGCTACTGCCCATATTAAAGCCCAGCCGCATCCTACTGCTGTTACTGCTCCCAGTACCTCCACTGCTGAGATCAGTTTATCTTTAATGTTTAGCTTCATTGGTTACTTCTCCTTTCGTTTGTCATACTTGTCTATGATGTCACGTAATTTATCTAGGATATGTCCTCTATCTGCATGAAAAGCTTTCCAGTTTTCATCATCATAGAGATCTTCACCTGAATGTTTTACGCCCCATTCAAAGACAGCATGATCTGTAAATTCCTCCAGTAATGCGCTGAAGGATATGACCCTTTCTAATATAGGGTCATCCTGTCCCATAAATACAACAATGTCTAAATCTCCGTCATCATTCATTTCTATGAAAGTTTCTAATCGCATTGGTTGTTCAAGTTTCGGCATCTTCTTTCTCCCATTTAAAGTTTACAATCATTGGAAATATTACTTCTATTGCTTCCGCACACTGATGTGCCACAATACGATGTTCTTTCTGTGTAGCTGGATCTGTCCGTAGCTCAATGTAATGTATCCAACTACGTAGTGATCCATTCATATAAAGTCTAGTGCGTGTTAAACCTTCTGGTAATATCACACGCGCTTGTTCTTTGGCTATGCCTTTCTTCAATGCAGAGTCATATAGCTTGTAAGCTGTATCCATAACGTCAGACTGTTGACCGATCCACCACTTGTCTAGAACTTCATTATCATTTGGAAGAGAGTTCTGTCTATTGGTAGTGTCCTGTAATCTAGTTTCACGGATTTCGTTTACGACTTCAGTTGCTGAATACCGTTGACTAAACTCTTGAAATGAAAATGTTCTGTGTCTAATAATCTGGTGTGATATGTCCCGTGTAGTCACGATGTCCAGACATATGTTTACCATCTCAAACGGAGACCAGTGCTTATGCTTAATTAAATACTTAATTAGCTTTTCATTATTTAAAGCACTTATCTGCGACGTTGGATTAGACACACGGGCGTAGTAGGCGACGAGATCTACAAGATTGTTAGTTACCGATCCACCTTCTACTGCCCGTGTGAAACCTGCAAGTTTTACCTCAGACATCTTCTTCTTTCCCATCAAACCAGTTCATATGATCGCCATTAGTATATGTTTTAACGGCGTGGCAATTTGCACAGCGTATATCACATTTACGTATTTCATTAAATAGTTTTTTAATAGTACTCTTACCTACTAGTACCGCAATTCCCCCCTCCTTTTCGGATAAATTCCTATGGTCAAAATGTAAAGCAACAGCATGTTCATTATAACCACAATCTATACATCCTTTTTTTAGCTTGTAATCTCCTATAAGTTTTCTTCTTCTTTTAAACTTTAGTGACTTGTGTTTAACCTCACAGGCTATACAATGTGGCTTTATATTGTCATTCGCATACTTATCACCACTGTATTTTGTATGGTGTTTAACTTTCTTACATTTAGTACATTTTCTGTATGCAGTAGAGTCCCAAAAGTCGAACTTAATTTGTTCATTCATTACGGCCCTCTACCTTTTTTCTCCAGATCTTATAGTCAAACAGTTTGTTGCCTGTTATCTCACCCAGAGCTAGTCCATTGTCTGGCAACCATTCATATACTTTATCGAGTGTTATGTGTGACGGAATACGTTTAGGAAATCCATACTTCCATCCGTTGATTGGTTCAATCCAGTATTCCCATTCGTCTTCCATCACAGCACCTATATTAATTCAAAATGTGGAGCATCAATGAACGGCCTACGTCCTTCGTTGCGTCGAGTGTCAATGTAATAGTTCATTGCTTCTTCCATAGTGTCACCCCAATTACGAATGTCACTCACGTTCCATGCTGCACCCCACCGGATGCCTATGTTCTTTTCTATTGCGGCTTTCTTCATTGCGTCTGCAATGTCGTCATACAAGTTAAGTTCCCATGAACCACGCGAACCTATGTACGCCATCAAGTCTACCGCATCACCCGTAAGGTGCTTAGACTTCATGGTTTGTGACGCACCAGAAGCAAGCAATTCTTTCTGACGCTTTTCCGTACGTAATCCTTCGATCACACCGAAGTCTACTTTAGTTAATTCAATAGCGCGCATGACTACATCACGTAGTTCATCCTTAACACCGTTCAATCTCATTATGGACTTACCACTAAGTTTAAAGTCACCCATTTGAAGGCTCCGTAGCAAAGTATTTGATTGTTTCATAGCGTATATAAACTACGTGTCCATCTTCTCTATGTAACTGTACGCCCTTATCTGCATAAACTATGCCAACAATAGTATCACAAATAAGTTGAGGTACTGCATTCTTAGCACCGTCTGAATCAGTAGTAGCAATGAAAACCTTGACGGGTTCTTCAAATACTGACTTCAACTTCGGAAGCTTAACTGGTGTGCGCTCTGCCATGAATATCTCCTATGCTGTATAGCGTCCGACTTTATAGTCTAGCTCACAATGAACTATACCATGCCATCCTGTTAGTTTATTCTTTACCACGTTTAGGTGGCGCTGTCTATCTTCTTCGTCTTGTCCCTCGACTGGAGGGTTCTTAGCAATCAATACCATCAGGTCAGCTTCTGCAGCTTTACCTGTACGACTACCTTCCATCATAGATTGATTGAGTACAACTTTATTTTCTGCATCCGCAGATAGCTGTGACATATATAGAACAGCACAGTCGTACGTCTTAGCGATCTGACGTGCATAGATTGCGTTAGCCTTTAGTGCTTCGTCCATACGTGCAAAGCCACCAGTCTTAGCAAACTTATCACCCATATCAAGTACCATAACGTCAGGCTTGAATGACTTACACAATGACTCCACCCATGCCATGTCTTTGCCTGTAGAGTCCTTGATGAAGACACTCTCTTTCATCATCTGCCACTTACGCAAAGCAGCTTCTTTATTCTGACTGAT